AAGTATTAGATTGAGATTAAGAGTTGGTGGTGTAACAGCAACAGGAGCAAATTATGCTTATGCACATACAAAAAATGCTTACACAACATCAAATACAGCAGATGGTGGTAATGCTACAAGTTGGGCTTGGGCTTATTACGGAGTTGCACCAACTAATGCCAGGTATGAAATCTTATCTCCTTTTTTGGCGCAAAGAACAGGTTGCGTTGGACAAGTGCAAACAAGCGCCGATATTTGGCATATGGGCGCAACTCATACATTAGCAACTTCATATGATGGATTTGAATTTTATCCAGATAGTGGAAATATAACAGGCACAATATCAATTTATGGAGTGAATAAATAATGGTTAAATCTAAAGAAGAACAAATTTTTATTGGAATAGATGACCAAATTATTGAATTAACTGGTGCAGATAAAGAAGCCTTTTTGGAACAACGCGCAAAAGACCAAGCAGAACACGCACTACTTGAAGCCGAGCAGGCAGCAAAACAACAAAAAAGAATTGACGCAATAACAAAACTTGGTGAAGCATCAGGTTTAACAACAGACGAAATAAACGCAATTCTGAATATATAATTTGCACATAAGTACCTGCGCCTAACAATGCAGGAGAATCAAGTGCAAAAAAAAGTTATAGCAGCAACAACAATCTGCGCACTGATCACAAGTCCAGCCCTAGCATTCACAGAACCATATCCAGGATCGTACAGAGAAACACGCGACATAACCTGCCCAGCGCAATATCCGATCAAAACAGGCGAGGGCGTAATGGGTGGTGGCTACATAACAACCTGCTGGACACAACAAGCATGGAACCTCCAAATGGCAGGAGGAGACGATTGGACAGCGTGGCTTAACGGCACATACACGCCAGCACCAACACCAACACCAACAGTAACGGTAACAGCAACCCCAGCACCACAAATTATAGAAAGAACCATCACGGTAGCAGGAGCAACAACTGAGATCATAAAAGAGATCCCAGCACCACTTCCAGATATAAGCACAACAACAAAAATAAAAAAAGAAATAATTAGATTGAAAAAAGAGATAAAAAAATTAGAACAAAAATTACGAGCAAAAAAAGAACAACAGAATAGATAATGGATCAAGAACAACCTTGGTACACCATAGAACAAATTCTTGAGGCTTATCACAAAAGATTTATTGTGCTAGGCCACAAGAAACAACTATGGCTAACTGACAAGCATCTGATAAATAGACTAAACAAAATAATCCATCCACAATTTGCAACAACAGAACACCTAGAACAAGCGATCATGCTCAGCCCATCTGTGGCCACAAAAAAGAACAACATCAACAGATATAAAATGATATACAGACATTTTATTTATCTGAAACTGATTCCAGACGAACCAAGCCCAGCAGAAAAATTACCGAAACTAAGAAAACCAAAATCAAGTCCCAGACCATTCACACATAACGAAGTCGCACTAATCATGCAAGAAGCAAAAGAACCACAAAGAGATTGGTTTATTCTTTCGTGCTTTGCAGGACTACGAGCAGCAGAAATAAGTTTATGCAAAGGAGCAGATCTTGAGGAACACCAAGATGGGTACATGATCAGGATTCCAGCAGGCAAAGGAGGAACTGATCTAGCCCTGCCAGCGCACCCAGTTGTGATAAAAATGATTCAATCCTACAAAACATTAGGACGACTATGGCCAACAATGAAACCCCACTCACTCTCAGTAGCAGCATGCAAAGAACTACGCAGAATAGGAATTAACAAAAAACTTCACTCAGGCAGGCATTATTTTGCAACGAACGCATACTCAGTATCAAACGGAGATATTCTTGCAGTCTCAAAACTGATGAGACACGCATCACCAGCCACAACAGCAATCTACGCAGAACTTGCTTCACCAGTGGCAAAACAAGTTGTAAACGCAATGCAAACACCTGGGATAGAATAAAAGAAAGAAAGGCTCAAACATGAAACCAGCCGTAATAAAAGATATAACATTCAGAAGTTTTGCATTATTTTTGGTAACAGCATTACCAGCAATTGGCGCAGGATCATTTATCGGAGTAGAACCATTAAACTCAGCAGTCATTGCAGGAGCGCTTGCAGTTTCAAGAGTCGTCACAGATTTGGCTAAAGCATTTTTGGATGATGGAAAATTAACTCAAGAGGAAGTTGACGCAATATTTAAGAAAGCAAACAAAAAAGAGGAAACTAAATAAATGGGATTACCGATTGCAAATGGCAAAATTACAACAGCATATAAAAAACTTGGCAAAATGTGGTCCAAGGGTTACCACACCGGAGTCGACTTTGCAGTCCCACAAGGAACAGACATCATCGCTGTTGCTGATGGCAAAGTTGCTAACGCTAACTGGGGAAAATCCTACGGAACACAAATTGTGCAAAAAATTCAAGATCAAGATACATGGGTTATTTATGCGCATCTATCAAAATCTTTGGTTAAACCAGGAGACGAAATTAAAAAAGGACAACACATAGGCGAATCAGGCAACACAGGCAATTCAAGTGGACCACATTTACACTTCGAAGCACGCAACAATATTCGATGGTCAGCAGGTCAAGATGTGGATCCAAAAACAATACTAGAGGCATAAACTGCGCAAGAAGCGCCTGCGAATAATATTAGTCCTCATGATCCTAGCAATGCTGAACAGCAACGCCTGGGCAGACGAAACACAAATCAACTTAGATCCACAAACCCCATATGTTGACATTCCCATTGAAGCAACAGAACCGACACAAATAACAATTCAAACAACAAACGGCACACCACAAACAAACCCAGGATTCATTGATTCATGGGTGGAACTTTGGCAGGGCGTCAACAAATTATTTGCAAACGATGACGGAGCACATTCAGCCACAAATGTTTTAGCGTCATACATAAATGCACCAATACAAGCAGGAACTTATTTTATTCGCGCAACATCTTTTGCATGGATGGCAAGTAACCAAACACAAACACCAACAGGAACTTATTTATTGACATGGAACGGAGTGTCCACAATACCTACTGCAAGTCCGAGTCCAACTCCATCAATAGAACCGACACCCACGATAGAACCAACACCAACCCCAACACAAATAGAAACCGAATCACCTACACCAACCCCAACACAAGAACCAACGCCATTACCAACCCAAGAACCAATAACAGATAACTTAAATGACGAAGCGATTTCTGTTGAGGTAACTCCAGAGACATCACTAACGCCAGAGCCGACACAGACAGCAACGCTAGAACCAGAGATAACTGAGCAAATAGTTGAACCAGAAACAATTGAAACTCCGATCGTAGAACCTGAATTAAGTGTAGAGGAATTGCAAGAACAAATACAAGAACAAATCGACCTAGAATACATTGCCGAAAACACGATAGAATTATCCATACCAACCTCGCTGGAAAATATTCCTGGAATCACAGAAATATTTGCTGCAACCGAAGCCATACTAAATGTTGGATCAGACATGACACAAGAACAACGTGAGGAATCACAATCAGTTGTGATTGCCTCTATCGTCTTGACTCAAATTGCGCAAATATCTGCTGTAGCAGCCACAACACAAAGAACAAGAAAGTAAAAAATGAACTGGATAAAAAAATATCTAATCGCATTCGCATCCGACACATGGACATACGTTGGATTGCTAATTGCATATTTTACGCTTGACGGATCTGCTAAAGTCGTCACAGGATACCTAATCCTTGGTGGATTGATTATCTGGATGATTTCATTACCATGGAGAGACGAATCATAAATGATAATTTTACAAATAGGACAATACGCAGCAGCGATCAGCGCAACTTTGGTTTGCGCAGCAATGATCGTAAAATATGGAGTCCTAAAACCGATCAAACTTTACATAGATCAAGCAACCTACCCGATCCATCCAGAGGCAAACGGAGGACGCAGCCTCCCAGACGCAATAGCCGGAATTGCCAGAATTGAGCAAAAAGTCTGCGCCATTGACGAACGATTGACACACCTAGAAACAAAAACACGCAACAAACGATAATTGTCAGACCCCTGGGGTAAATTCAAAAAACAAGCCAAAGGAGGATCATGAACAACCAAATCACAGACTTACAAAGAGAAGCCGATTTGGCTGATTTCAGATGCTCATCCTGCCAAGGCATAAACTGCAATTGCGATCAAGAACCAGGAGAACCAGATGGCATTTGATTTAAGTCAATACGAAACGGTCGACACAAGGATTCACGAATGGTATGAAAGATATCCAAACGCACGAATCGAAACAGAATTAGTTGCTCATTCAGAAACACAATTTATATTCAAAGCATCCGTGTACAAAGATGCAAATGACGAAAAACCTGTTGCAACTGGTTGGGCTGAGGAAAAAGTTGGAACAAACGCAATGATGAAAAACTTTCTAGCAGAAGTATGTGAAACAAGTTCGATCGGTAGAGCCCTAGCCAACGCTGGGATGAGCGCAAAAGGTAAAAGAAGTAGCCGAGAGGAAATGGAAAAAGTAGAAAGACTAAATGTAAGCGAACCAATCAGCAGACACATTGGTGGAATGCCTTTATCAAATGCGATCACAGAAAAACAAGCAGGATATGTCAAAACAATTTGTGAGGACGCATTCGTCAATACAGGTTGGAGAGAAAAACCAGAAGCATGGAATCATGTGACAGAATGGCTAGGCAATCAAAGAATAATAAAAAACGCAATGGAACTTAGCAAATCTGAGGCATCAAGGATCATAAATGACAAACGAAATTCTACAGGCGTCACGAACCTGGAGAAATTCTTGCAAGGAAAGCAACCTGCGAATCGTGATCCGTGGGAAACACCCACAGATTAGAAACAAAGGACAAAATGAGTGATAGAAACACTTATCTTGGCAATGCTAGACAACACGCAACAAGCAACAGATGAAGCAAGAGAAAGAACCAGAGTAATCGCAATAAGCAGTAGGACAAGAGATTACGTGTCCTACGCAAAAGCAATGATCAATGATCCAAAAGAATTTCGATGCTTGGATCAACTCTATGAAAAAGAATCTAGTTGGCGCACAGCCAAGGATCCACAATACGCAGACAATCCAAACTCAAGCGCCTATGGAATACCACAAGCGCTTCCAGGAAAAAAGATGTCTGCAGCAGGATCAGACTGGAAACACAATCCCATCACACAAATTAGATGGGGATTGGAATACATAGAAAAAAGATATGAAACACCTTGCAAGGCATGGAAACACAGTCAAATCAAAGGCTGGTACTAGTAAGATAAAAATAACCTGCGCACAAAAGGGATAAAAATGAGTCTGGCAGAGGAACTAAAAAAACCAGTAAATCAAAGAACCAGGATTTGCACGATTGCAATAATTAAATCACAACTGACAAAAACCGATAACGAAGCACTAGAAATAGCCATTCAAGATTTAAGCATCCCATCCTCATTCATAGCAAGAGCATTAGTAAATGAGGGCTACAAAGTCAATGGTCAAATTGTGGCCAGACACAGACGAAAAGAGTGCAATTGTGTCTCTAAATGAATCATTAAATAATGAAATGCAAGATTCAGAATTAAGCAAACAGAAAAAACCTTACGCAGAGATCAGCCTTGACGGAGGAGAAATCTACACAGGTGTATTGGAAGCACCGATTGCAGATGACTGGTCACCGATCCTGAAATCATTTGGATTAGATCCAGATGTGTTTATGGTTGTGGATGACAAAGTGAAAATGTCAAAATGGCAACAATCAAAAAGAACAGAATCGGGTGACCGTGACATTGTTTGGTTATACGCATACAAAGCACAATTCACTCGTAGAACAACACCAAAGATAACAGAAAACGAAATAGAGAACATAAGAAAACAGATCAGTAAATGGAAACCATCAAAATACAAAAACAAAAAAACAAAAGAACCTGAAACAACATTTGTGATCAACTGGGCTGACTGGCAACTAGGCAAATCAGCAGGAGGAGGAGTAGACGCAACAATAGAACGAGTCTACGAATCATTTGATAAAACAATCCAAAGAATAAAAGAATTAAGACAACTTGGGAAAAATATTACAGAAATAGCAATCTGCTCACTCGGTGATCCAATCGAAGCCTGCACAGGACATTACGCCAGCCAAGAATTCTCAGTGCAAGCGACACAAAGACAACAACTTCTACTAGCCCTAGACCTGTGGACAGCAGGAATAAAAATGATTGCACCATTAGCCGAGAAAACAAAATTTGTAGCAGTGCTAAGCAACCACGGAGAATGGCAACGCAGAAACGGAAAACAATTCACCACAGATTCAGATTCAGCAGACGGCTTCCTAGCAGACACAATGAAACGAATCTTTGCCAACTCAGAACTGATCACAGAATGGGTCATCCCACATGACGAAATGTGTATACAAACAGAACTAAGTGGAGTCCCAGTCGCATTCACACACGGACACAAAATAACAGGAAAAGAAATAGATTGGCTCAGAGGACAATCAATAAAACTGCTACGAGATTACAACAAAGAACCAAAACTGTGGATCACAGCCCACAAGCATCATGTCAAAGTGGACGACATGGGAATGTGGTGGAGAATGCAATGCCCCAGCCTTGACGGAGGATCCAAATGGTTTGAGGACATCGCAGGAATGTGGAGCACGCCAGGAACGCTAACATTCTTAGTAGGAAAACACGATAAAAATTATTGGTCAGATATGGAGATCCTATGACAAAGGAACAACTAGCAGCAGCGATCAACCACACAATCCAAAATGTGGAAACCAGGATCCTAACCATAGGCGCAGAACAATATGACAACAAAACAAAACAAAAGATTGAAAGCAAAAGCATCACCGAGATCCTGGACGAAGCCCTGGCAGAATTAGACGACTGCCTAGCGTATACTGCCTATACAAGGATTCGGGTGGCCCGACTGCGTGCGAGGCTATCCGAACATG